GCACCTCTGAAAAATATACGAAACGCTTGAAAGGTGTTGAGACCTTAGAAGCCAAAACAGATTTGAACTTCGAAGTCTATGACCCTGTCACAGACGAGACAACATCCTTAAACGGCACCACACGCAATCAGACGGACGCAAATATTCGAAAGCACTTCGGGTCCATGGATGATTTTATGGTGTCTTCTCTGGCAAGCCAGCACGGTGCATTGGGATTCATTGATGAGGGTTCGACACGTCGAAAGGAAATCATCGCCAAGTTCCTCGATTTGGAGCTGTTTGACCAAAAGTTTAAGATGGCCAAAGACGACTCTGTTGAGGCCAAGGCTCTCCTGCGCAAGTATGAGGATCGGGATTACAACACTGAGGTGCAGGCATTAGAAACCAGCTTGGAAGACTTGACTGTACAAGCGGAAACTAATCGCACAACTTGCGAGGATTATCGTAAAGAACTTAAACTTCTGAACGAAGGAGCGAGACGCTTAGACGAGAAGATCAATTCTATTCCTGGCAAGCTTATTGACATCACAAAAGTCATGACAGAGCAAAAAGATAAGCAAGTGTTGTCGAAGTTGTTGGAGGAGAAGATAACAAGCCAAACAGCACTGGCACTTGTCAAGCAGCAGAAAGTGGCAATATCAGAGAGCTTATTAGAGCTTATCGATCATGCCACCCTCACAGCCGACAAAGCAGAAATTGATACTTTAGATCATAGTATTATGAATCTTCGAGAAGAGATTGAAAAGATTGGCAAAAAGGAAAAGCTTTTGAAGAGTATCCCCTGCGGCGATTCTTATCCTTCGTGTCGATTTATCAAAGATGCCTATATTGACGTAGCTAACAAGCCAGGAATTGAAGCAGACCTTCACGCGGCCGCTATGCGTTTAGAAACGTTGTCTCCTGACGACACAGCCGAAAAGCTTGAAGAGTATCGTTTAACGCAAGAACTGATTGTAGAACTAAAGGCGGAAGTTGCCGCGCTGCAATTAGAATGCGAACGTAATAAGAACACAAAGGCCACAACTGATCAAGAATTGATCACTCTCACCACCAAGGTCGCTGAATATAAGCAAAACAAAAAGGTTATTGATGGACTTGAAAAGGTCATCAAAGAACGACAAGGTTACCAAACTAAGATCGAGACTAAAAAAGAAAAGATTGAAATCTGTGATAACGAGACATTAGAGATTGTACGACAGGTGGGTTCCTATGAAGAGAAGATTGAATCTCTCAAGGCTCAAAGTAAGGAGTATCAAGACCTTCAGAATAGTTATGCGGCATACGATTTGCTTATGCAATGCATGCACCCTAACGGAATCGCTTACGATATTATCAAGAAAAAGATTCCAGTCATTAACCAGGAGATTGCAAAAGTTCTCGCCAACATTGTTGAGTTCGAAGTGTTTTTTGAGACCAGCGGAAACAAGCTTGACATCTTTATTAAGCATCCTAAGCACGACGAACGGCCCATTGAAATGGCGTCAGGTGCAGAAAAGACAATGGCCGCGATGGCAATTCGTTTGGCTCTTTTAAGTGTTTCTTCACTTCCAAAGTCGGACTTGTTTATCCTCGATGAGCCGGGCACCGCATTGGACGAAGAAAATATGGAGGGTTTTATTAGGATCTTGGAACTAATTAAGGTATATTTTAAGAACGTTCTCTTGATCTCGCATTTAGACTCTCTCAAAGATTGCGTCGACATGCAGATTGTAATAGAAAAGAAAAAAGGCTACGCAAAGGTAAACCAATAATGAAATTATTAATGGAAAATTGGCGAAAATTTGTCAATGAAACTGAAGAAAATCTTCACGAACTGGATAAGGGCGCGCTTTATGCGTTAAATAATCCAGGCACTCCCTTGGCAACTTACGTCGCGGTACTTAAGAAATATGCGAATGATCCAGAATTTGATAAGATCGCCGGCGCAGGCCAAGCCGATGGCCAGCCGGCCGATGAGGTGGCTAAGGTGCAGCCGGGCGCTATAGCTGCACAAGATCTCACAGCGACCCAAGCAGAAATTGGATTTGGAAATAGTCTGGCTGATCAGGTAGCTAATAAATACGACGCCACTAAAACTGCTCTTGGACTAAACGGATCTCCAATTGTTATGGCTTCGAAGTCAGGTCCAGTTCCAATTTTAGTATACAATGGAAAATATATTTTAGACGGGCATCACCGGTGGTCACAAATTATGATGGTCAATCCAGGTGGTACTGTTAAGGTCGACAATTTAACTGGACCCGCTATCGACAATGAAGAAGAGGCTCTTAAGGTTATGCAATTCGCCATCGCTGCGACTGCTGACAAAGTAGTGACAAAGCCATTTGAGGGTGAAAATTTAATGCAAGCAAACGAGCAACAAGTAGCGAACTTTGTTCTTAAAAATGTTACTGATGAAGTCTTGCAGCTTTTAGTTCAGGCTGAGAAGATTGAAAAACCAGATAAACGCCTCGCTGCCCAATATATTGCTGGTAATCTGCCGGTCATTAAGAAGTCTGCCGGCCGGTTCTCTCGCGAGAAAAGTATGCCTCAAGCCGGCGACTCTGGCGTTTCACAGGATGCGGTTAATCAAGCGCTTGGCACAGGCAAGGTTAACTTTGATAGCCCCAAGCCGGCCGACGCATATGGGAACCGCCCAGAGAAAAAAGCCGCAGAATAATAAACGGAGATTATAATGAACAACCCTGACGATTTTGATTTTGCCGAGACAGCAACGGAAACCAATCCGCCTGCTCTCGAAACCCCTAAAACTAGTGAGTTCGACGACTTTGATTTCGTCGATCACTATGGAGACGATGAAGAAGTAACCCACGAGAATTTGCTTCCGGAGAACACTGTTCCCGCATCACTGAACTGTGCCATTGTTGGCGTAGGTGGAGGTGGGGGCAAGATGGCCAAAGCCTTTCTCGATCTTGGCTACAACAGGACTCTGCTTGTTAATACCACTGCTAAAGATATCCCTGACGCTGTGGGTGATGAGCATGTGGTTTTGATTCCCGATGCCGATGGCATTGGAAAAGATGTGAATTTAGGAAAAGCTGTGTTTGATGCAAACAGTACAGTCGTAGAAGATGCCCTCCGCACAAAATTAGGCAAAGTTGACTGGCTGTTCGTTTGCGCTGGAGGTGGCGGTGGAACTGGTTCTGCCGTCGCTTCTCTACACAGCGTCTTTGAGCGCTACCTTAAGTCGGTACAAGCCGAAGGCGAGGTAGTATACATTACGTCGTGGCCGACCGCACAAGAATGCTTGAATCCAACAATTAGCAAGAATGCGTTAGCTTTACTTAATGATGTTTCCCAGCACACTCACATCGTTTTGGACAACGAACGCCAAGTTAAATTGTTGCGCGGAAAGGTGGGGATGCTGAATCTGTTTCCTTCTGCCAACACGGCGTTTGCAAAGTTAATGACTCAAATTCTCAAACTCTCCAGCGATAAATCGCCGATTCAATCGTTTGATACCAAAGATCTAGAAAGATGTTTGCGAACCCCACAAAGAATGTTTATTGGATCGACAATGGTAAAAGATCCCGCTACGCCAAACCTAGGCGCTACGATTCTTCAGAATTGTATGAAGCGTTCTCCGTGTCCCGCCCCCAAAGGTAAGCCCCAAACCGGCGCATTATTATTGATTGCGTCGTCTGAGATGGCAAACGATCCAGAGATTAGCAAACACATGGATGCAGCGATTGGATATGTTGGCGGCAGAACAGACACACTTTTTTCAGGTGTTTATATTAATGATAATGTACCTGGGCTCGTTGCCATACTATGTATGAATGGGCTACCCAAAGGAAAATAATAAATGAGTACACCACGAGATTTAGCGCGAGATACATGGGCAAGAACGAAGCAGCTTGTTTTGCTTAACGGCGCATTAGAAGATTATGTCCTGCTCGCCGTTACGAAAGTAACGTGTTTGGCTATCGGACTTGCCGCTGGCTGGCACATGTGGGGAGGAGTATAAATGAAAATCACCAAATCCCAATTGATGCAGATTATTAAAGAAGAAACATCTAGCTTAAACGAAATGCCGTATCGGCAAGGGGGTCGCCACGCCGGCTACGACGCCAATTGGCGCCGCACGTTTGGTGAGCCAGATCCCTCTCAAAAAGATACGGAAGCACAAGCCATTGCAGACATGGATGTGGGAATTGCGCGAGAGTTTGCGCAAGACGTTGTAGAATTTGTACGCCAGAATGTAGCTTCTGAGCAGGCACCAGCCCTGGCAGAAATGTCGATGGGGGACTTTTTGAGACTAGCTGCTGATTTAGCAGGCGATGAGCCGCTGGTAACACAAGTCGGAGAATAAGATGAAAGTAACCAAGTCCCAATTGATGCAGATCATCAAAGAGGAGATTACGAATATGAATCGTGGACTTCGAGAGTTTGCAGAATGGGTGATGGAAGTAAATGGACATATTGAAAGCTTGTCTGACGAATATGTATCGGCAGACGAATTGGCCACCGACGTTAATCTGTATGATTTATGGTACCAGGGAATCCCGGCTGCCGCGGCTGCGCAAGATCTTATAAGCGGTGACTATTGATGAAGCTTTGGAATAAACTAAATCACTGGCTCGACTGGCGCGGCATTAAGTGGACCGACATTATCGGCTCGGGTGTAGCGTTTGGAACAATCATCGGACTAGTTATAGTATTAACCTGGGCAGGATTGCAATGAGAGAAAGGCTTCGAAGGTTATGGAGTGTAGACGTGCTGGCTGTAGGGCTGGCATTACTTGCTTTGGCATACGCGTGCTGTGTGCACCATCGAGCCCAAGAAAGATTGAATGAAATTGAAGGCGTGGTTAACGAAGGAATTCATATTCCGACACAGCCAACTCCACCAGTGAGGTTCGAACCAGAATGTCAATAAAGATTACAAAAAAGAAACTGATGGAAACTGTGGAGAAGGAAATGAAAAATGTCCTTCTAGAGACATATTTGCGCATCCACCTTTCACAAGTTTTAACAGAGCGAACTGAGGGAATGTCGACTGCTAAAATTGAGGCGCTGCTCTCATCTGTGATTGACAATTTGGAGGGTATCGATATGAGTATCGATTACCTCACTTCAGCGATAACTGGTCATGATCCATATTCTTTGGGGATCGCACAGAAGGTGGCCGGCCGCGGCGGCGGACGCTTCTCTCCTGTTCCATCCCCTCCGGAACAAGTCTCTGAAGCGGAAGAATTGTCGGAACTAAACCCTAATAAAACATTGGACCAACAAGAGCCCGAGGACTTTGAAGAGCCCGAGGAAGATCCTGACGCTTTAAGGTCCGATACAGTTTTAGGGGCCACCGGAAAATGGCCTGAAGAGCCTTCTGAGCCAGCGCAACAACGGCCTCCTCGTGAATATCGAAGTAAGGCCATTGAACTTTTGGCTTCGTTTCATGTAAATGTTGATCAGCAAGCTATAGATGCAGTGGCGTGGCAACTATACCACAATGCCATGGGCGCCCCCACGCAGGCGATGGAAGAACCCCCGAAGAAACGAAAAAGATTTAAGTTTTTTGAAAACGTAGGAAAACGCCCTAATGCTGAGCTACTAGCTTTATTGCGAACAATGTTGAAAACTGCCGAAGATCCTTATGCAGATGAACAACGACTCCTATCTTTAGGAGGTGAATTAGAAGACATGCTCGGCCAATTGGCGCCGGCAGCCGAGTGGGCCCAAGAGCAGGGCTATGACCGGCCTACATATAGTGAAAACCTACAGCAGTATATTAGAGAAGAACTCGAAGCTTATTTGGAAGAAGAGGAAAAGAATAATCCTTGGGCCATATGCACTAGTTCTGTCGGCAGAGAAGATAAAGAAAAATATGAGAAATGCGTAAAAAGCATAAAAGCACAAAATAGAGGAAAATAAAATGAGTGTATTAAGTAACTTATGGAATAGCACCGTCACAGCCGCAGGTCACGTATGGAGCGTTGCCCTGGATTTAGGATGGTCAGTATGGCACGAAGTCAAAGATGGCATTAGTCGTTTAAGCTGGTGGTTATTGGTCGGATTGGTCTGGCTCGATGGACTAGCAGTAGGCTGGTGGCTGTGGAGTAGCTAGTGGCTGAGCATAAAGGATTTTTAGATACGTGGTTGTTAAAGCTTACTTCTCGTAAGTTATTGGTATGGATAACTGCGTCTGCATTAGCCTTTACCGGGTATTTGACGAGCGGTGATTGGGTAGTTATTAGTACCGTCTTCATTGGCACCCAAGGTGCCGTCGACATTGTTGAGAGATTCAAGGGACGCAAGTGACACCACAACAACTGATCATCCAGTTCTTAGTAAAGAATTGGAAAGGAGTATTGATCGTTCTTTTGTCTGGCGTAGTGATGGGCAAAATGCGCTATGACTATAAGCAGATGCAAGCGGCATACGAGGCTTCAGAACAATCTCTGCAAGCTCAGATTGCTGGACTGCAAGAGATCCACAAGAAGCAAATGGCGGATATGGAAGAATCACTACAGGTCTACAAAGATACCTTAGATCAAGTAGAACAAGATTACCAAGAGAGCCAAGAAGAATTGCTCGAAGAGATCGAGAACCGTAGAGAAGAATACGGAAGACAATTCTCTCAAGACCCAGAAGAACTAGCGGAGACTATAATGTTAATGTACGGATTTAATTATGTTCCTTAGTCTATTATTAATGTTAACAGGCCCGGCCCAGGCCGAGGACGCAGGACAATTTACCTTTCTAGGGCACCAGCAGTGTGCCCCGTTTGAGGGTGTGCTTTTTGATGTGCCAGCGTTGTCTGAAATCATGGCGCGCCAGTCCACCGCCAATCTCGCATGCCAAGCACGAATTGACTATGAACTTTCAGTTGAAATTGCAAGCTACGAGCTAGAACTTCGCAATTGGGAGATTCAGTATAACGCCCTACATGAAGAAAGCAGTCTTCTGATCTTCCAGAAGGATGAAGAGATTGACCACCTTCAAAGAACTCTCTTGAAGCAATCCCCCCGCAATAATTGGATGTGGGCCGCCGGCGGTGTTGGAGTAGGAATCTTAAGCACCTATGCAGCCTATAGGCTGTTTAATGAGTGATAAAGATTTCGATAAATTAGCTGCGATAGAGCAGGCTATTTCCCAAAAATATGGCAAAGAAGCAATTCAAAACCCACGCGCAAATTGGGACGAGACCAAAGAGAAAGAATATCTTGTACAAATGCGAGAGTTATATAAAAAAACAGATAAGAATGAAACCTTCCAAGAGAAAATAGATGTAAATGGCATAAAGGTTTCAAAGAAACTATTTAATAGAGATTCTTTACAACATTGTTCTGTGTGTTCTGCGCTAGCGCGAAAGGTACTGGATGATGTTTGTTTTCTAAAATTTGATTGCTGCCATAAATGCTATGTTAAATATGTAGAAGATAGAGAAGAAAGATGGGAACAAGGTTGGAGACCACAAAAAGGAAATAAATAATGGCAACAGTTTACGAAATCGTACAAGGCTTAGCACAAGCCGCCGCTAATGCATATGATGGCGCGTTAGGAGAAGACTACGAGCCTGATAAGCCCGGTATTCTTCGCCGAGAAGAGGGTAATGCCCTCATCGATCAACGAGTGATGGATGGCTTCAATGTGAAGTTTTATGGGAATATGATGTGCCTTAGCTATCAATCAGAAATCCAACTTAAAGAAGTTATCGCCGGCGGCTTTGAGGAAGATATCGATCAGCGCCTCACTGACATTTCAGGATGGCTTAAGAAAGAATACAAAAAGATTACTGGCGATTCGGTCAGCCTGACGGCCGAGGGTGAAGTAGATATCCGCGTGGAAAATTCTTCTCGGGTACGAACCTGGGTAGTGGCGAAGAAGCACTATCGTGTGGGTGGCTTGGACGAATCTATGAATGATGATAATCGAGGTTCCACCAATCCTGTGGAAGCCAAATGGAAGACCTTTTTAGATCAAGGCGGCTGGAATGGTAAAGGCGGCACGCGCCCCGATAACGATACGAGGAAGAAAGAATCATGAAAATTTCGATTGCACGACTCAAAGAGATTATTATGGAAGAAGTTGCGGGAGCAACCACTGAAGGTCACGATAAAGATTGGGGTATGGGCAAGGACGAAAAGTCTCGCACCCGACCCGGAGAAGAAGATTATACCGGGCACAAGGGAGACGAGTCTCATACGCACCCCGGAGAACTGGATTATGAACATGATGGAGAAGATCTCGAAGGAAAAGCCAACCGCGTTCTCGCAGACTTACATGATGTAATGACGGCCGCAGGCCTTAATGTTGATCTAACTGCGGATGTAAGCGATGATGATATCGAAGCCGAAGAAGAAATAGAAATCGTAGATGATGAATGAGTTTTCAATTAGACAAGAAACAGCAAGTCAACGAGATTCTGAAATGCGGTAAAGACCCAGCTTACTTTCTCACAAACTATGCTCGTATCTCTCACCCAATGCATGGGTTGATTTTATTTGATACATATGATTTTCAAGATGCGCTCCTAAATGACTTTAATGATTATCGCTTTAATGTCATCCTTAAAGCACGTCAGCTTGGCATCTCTACAATCACAGCCGGCTATATCGTATGGATGATGCTATTTCATCGCGATAAGGCCATTTTAGTTATGGCAACCAAGTTCGCCACCGCCGGCAACCTCGTCAAAAAGGTTAAAGGTATCATGCGCAATGTACCAGACTGGCTAAAGATTGCAACAATCAGCGTTGACAACCGCACATCTTTCGAGTTGTCCAATGGTTCCTCTATTAAAGCCGCGTCCACTTCGGGCGATGCCGGTCGTTCCGAAGCACTGTCTCTTTTGGTTCTCGACGAGGCCGCCCACATCGAAGGCTTAGAAGAATTATGGACTGGTCTATATCCGACGTTGTCCACAGGTGGGCGTTGTATTGCGTTGTCTACCCCAAATGGTGTGGGAAACTGGTTTCACAAGACCTGTACCGAAGCAGATTCTGGAGTAAACAATTTTAATTTAACGACGTTACCGTGGGATGTCCACCCAGATCGAGATGAACAATGGTACACTAAAGAAACAAGAAACATGTCCAAGCGCCAGATTGCACAAGAATTACAATGTAATTTCAACACGTCTGGTGAAACAGTGATTGATCCCGAATGTATGGAATGGCTGCTATCGAATGTTAAAGAGCCCAAACATCGCACGGGATTTGACCGTAATTTTTGGATTTGGGAAGAATTTGATCCTACCTGTAATTATTTGATGGTGGTGGATGTATCTCGTGGCGATGGCGCCGATTTTTCTACATTTCATATTGTCAAATTAGAAACCTTAGAAGTCATCGGAGAATATCAAGGAAAACTAACTCCTGATTTATTTGCTAACATGCTTAATCAAGTCGGCCGAGAGTTTGGAAATGCGATGATGGTAGTAGAAAATAATAATATTGGCTATACAGTACTTGACAAACTTGTAGAATACGGTTATCCTAATATATATTATTCTATAAAGTCAACGCATGAATATATTGAGCAACATCAAGCTGAATATAAAACTAACACGATTGCCGGCTTCTCTACTACACAGAAGACCCGACCTTTAATAGTTGCAAAATTAGAAGAGTTTATAAGAAATAAACTAATTAAAGTGTATTCATCCCGCACGGTTAATGAAATGAAAACTTTTATTTGGAAAAATGGAAAGCCTCAAGCTATGAAGAGTTATAATGATGATTTGATTATGGCTTTAGCAATTGCATGTTGGGTGCGTGACACTGCTATTCAAACTAATGCACGTGATTTAAACTATCAGAAGGCGTTCGTAGATGCAATTATTACGACACGCACTACGATGAACACGACTATTTCGGGCCAACAGGGGTACAAACAAGAGAATGCCCTAGATAAAAAAACGACAGAGGCGGCAAAACTTTATGAACAATATAAATGGATTATTAAGTGAGATTATAAATGGCAATTCAAGATAAAAACCCAGCAAACTCTGAAACGAGCTTATTCAAAGCGTTAACGCGTCTCTTCTCGGGTCCCATTGTTAACTATCGTTCTCAATCGGGACGTCGCATTCGGCGTCAACATTTAGATAAATTTTCCTCTCGCTTTAAATCGGCATCGGGGCAACAGTTTAAAAAGACACTTTATAATCCTTTAGATGTTATTGCTACAAATGCGATTCAAAACCAACGACGTTCAGAGCGTTATGTAGATTTTGATCAGATGGAATATATGCCTGAAATCGCATCTACGATGGACATCTATGCAGATGAGATGACAACATATTCTGAACTGCGCCCGATGCTTAATGTCCGATGTCCTAATGAAGAAATTAGTGCGGTACTGGATGTCTTATTTGATAGCATCCTTAACTTAAAATACAATCTTTTTGGTTGGGCCCGCACGATGTGTAAATATGGTGATTTTTTCCTGTATGTTGATATCGATGACAAATATGGAGTGACATCTGTTCTACCGCTCCCGGCCCAAGAAGTTGAAAGACTAGAAGGTAAAGATGCCACCAACCCGAATTATGTGCAGTTTCAGTGGAACTCTGCTGGGATGACCTTTGAAAACTGGCAAGTTGCCCATTTCCGCATCTTAGGAAATGATAAGTACATTCCGTATGGAACATCAATTTTGGAGCCAGCACGACGCATTTGGCGCCAGCTAGTGTTGATGGAAGATGCTATGATGGCATATCGTGTTATCCGTTCTTCTGAGCGCCGAGTGTTTAAGATTGATGTCGGTTCTATTCCTCCCAATGAAGTCGAACAGTATATGGAAAAAATTGTGACCAACCTTAAGCGTCATCAAGTTATTGATCCTGAAAACGGACGTGTGGATTTGCGATACAACCCAATGTCTATCGAAGAAGATTATTTCATCCCAGTTCGCGCTGGCTCGGTCACAGAGATCAAGAACCTCGCCGGCGGCACCAACACTACCGATATTGATGATATCAAGTATTTGCGTGATAAGCTTTTTTCCGCACTCAAGATACCTCAATCTTATCTAACGATGGGAGAAGGTGCCGAAGAAGACAAGACTACTCTTGCGCAGAAAGACATTCGTTTTGCAAGAACCATTCAGAGACTCCAAAGAGTTATTATCGCAGAGCTTACAAAGATTGGTATCATCCATCTGTACACATTAGGCTTCAGAGGCGACGACTTATTAAGCTTCAGCTTAACTCTCAATAACCCGTCCAAGATTGCAGAACTTCAAGAAATTGAGACCTGGAAGCAGAAGTTCGACATTGCCGCTGCAGCCACAGAAGGTTATTTCTCACGGCGCTGGGTGTCCGAACATATCTTTGGTATGAATCATGAAGACTTTGGTCGCAATCAACGCGAAATGTATTATGATCGTAAGCACGACGCCGCTCTTCAGGCAGTCGCTGAAGCTGCTGCAGCCGAAGGCGCCGGCGGCGGAATGGGAGGCGATCTGGGGGGAGACCTTGGAGGCGATCTCGGAGGCGATCTCGGAGGAGATCTTGGTGGTGATCTTGGCGGAGGCGAGGAAATGCCCGCAGGTGAAGCCGGCGGTGATGAGGGAGGTGGCGATGATTCAGCGCTCCTAGCCGTCCCACCCGGCTCTCGTAACGAGCCTCGTCTGACCCCTGGAGCAAAGGGAAAAGTATATTATCCTAAGAAGGTTGATGGCCGACCAGCAGGAGCCCGGACGCGCTCTATGGGCGCGAAGTACAATCGAGAAAAAGCTAGCTCGGCTATTCGGAATGTTGTCCCAGGCGCTGAGATCGGTTCCCTCGCAAAGATGGGCAGCTTGGGAAATGGTATTTATGAAGGACAAGCACCTATTTATAACGCAAGTGAGCTTTCTGAAGAAGAAAAGCTTTTTCACGTAAGCGATTCGATACGGGCGCTCCTTAAAGGATTAGAAGGATTGGAGAATAATAATGAAGGGTAGACATAACAAAAAAAGAAATACCGCATTTGTTTATGAGGCGTTGATTCGCGAAGCAACCGCGGCCATCTTAAAGAAAGACACGATACAGTGTAATAAGATCGTGGACCTTATTAAGAAGCACTTCAAACCAGGAAGTCTTTTGCGACAAGATTTAGAATGCCATCGATCTCTTTATGAAAGTTGTGGCTTCGATAAAGAAACGTCAGAAAAGATTCTACGGGAAGCAAAATTAGCTAGCCGTCTTTTGGATTTCACTGGATTGTTTAAAGAGCAAAGCGCTCTTATAGATGACATAAATAAAGAATTAGACTCGTCTGTTTTCAATGCCTTTGTGCCCAACTATAAAACTTTGGCATCGATATCTCAGATTTTTTCGACCAAGACATCGCCTCGCGATCAAGTACTCTTGGAGCAGGAGATTGTTACTAGTATGTGTAGAGAAGGTACGGTCGAGACAGAAGAAAACGATATTGATAATTTGGTTATTAAAACATTTGTAGAAAAGTTTAATGATAAATACGGCGACGACCTCTTGCAAGAACAAAAAGAACTCTTGACACACTATATTTCATCTTTTGCTGACAACGCGCTCGAACTGAAGATTTTTCTTAATGAGGAAATTGGGCGACTTAAAGAATGTTTAAACAAGGCTAAAGACGTTGACGAAATTAAAAGCGATCCTGAAATGTCTACCAAAACTCATCGAGTGATCGAGCGCTTAGATAAGTTTGCAACAGTCGCTGTTAACGAGGAATTGCTTTTAACGGTGCTAAAAACTCAAAGCTTAGTAAAGGAAATCTATTCAGATGGCAATAACAGTTAGAATTGGACAGGCGGCAGACGACGCAGTAGTGCGCCTTGAATTAGATGTGCGTAAGAGTATGAATGGAGATCTGATGATTTTTGATCACGGCGATATCGATATCGTACTTTCTACACGCACCAACAAGATCACTACCTTCCCCAAAGAAACCTTGAATGATTTAGTTTACGGAGCCCAAAATCGCTTGTTTGCCGAATTACGAAAGAAAGGCCTTGTCGTAGCAGATTCTATTCAAGCCGGAGGCTTTTATGGATCGGTTGAAGCACTAATGGAAGAAGCATCGTCAGAAAGCTTAAGCACTCCGAAGCTGGCTCTCATTAATATTTCTAACTTTATTGAAGAAGAGCGCCCCTACTTTGAAACAACAGAAGCAATTATTGGGATGGCTGACGACGAGCTTATCCATCCGGATAAACAAGACTCTACTGAACTTGGAGAAGTTCCCCAGCACAGTGACCAGGGCTCTATTCGTCCAGGCTTTATTCGCGATCCATACTCGTTGAGCTACCTATATACAATTTAAATGAAACTCTTATTAGAACATTGGAATCGGTATCTCCAAGAAGAGGAAGAGGCGCGCCCTCTCTATGGCGACGAAAAAGAAGATGCCCCTGACTCCGAAGAGTCGACCGAAGAATTTCAAAAATATGTAGAAGCAGAAAGGAAAAAAACTATGGCGGCATGCGCCGACGTTAGAGAATTTGAGCCCGAGCAACGCTCCAGCCCAGAATTTGCAACCGCTTTAGAGAAGTGTAAAAAAGCTAATGAAGAACTAGAAAACAATATTCGAGAAAAATCTCCTTTTAATATTGGTGATAATCCCGACAATGCTCCCGCAGACCCTACACCCGAAGAGCCTCAACAAAACAAGGGGCGAGACGTACAAAACGTAATGCGGTCAAATCAAGTTAAATTAACCAACGTTGAGAAAGAAGTTGGTTCGATAGAACAGGATTTGGAAACTATTATACAGAGAGTTCAAGCCTTATT